TCCAGGTGTAAAGGAAGCACCACCTTGTGATGTTGCTGATGCTTCTTTTAATTCTTTATATTTCTTAATTACACGAGAAAATCTATTTCTTAAAGTTTTAGATATTTTTATAAGAGTTTCTGATTCCTCTGGTTGTAATTTACCTTTAAGTTTTGATAGCTTATTTACAATATCATTAATATCATCATAAAGATCCCCTAAATTAGGAGTGTATTTTACAACTGAAGTAACAGAGCCTGTTTCTGGGTCAGGGTCACCAACTTGAGTTATTGTAAAATCTTCAGCTTCTTTTAAAGATTCTATGACTTTATTTATATCTTCTTTAAGCGTGCTCATTAGCTAATTCTAATTCTTTTACTAAATCACAATACTGCAATAGATTTACTAAATGATTATCCGTGATTTTTGGATTTTTAGCTGATGGAGAGATTAATGAAATAATTTCATTAACTTTAATCTTAGTAACTTTATCAGTTACATTTTTATTTAAAGTTTGAAGTTCTTTCTTTAATTCAGAAGTTTTTGATAAATAAAATTCTTTTAACCTAGGTTTATTATCAATAGAATAAATAAGTTCTTTTAGAATTTCTTTTTGACTTTCATTAAGTTCATCATATTTTCCATTAAATTTTTCTAATAGAATTTTATATGTTAAGATTCTTATATCTTTATCTTCTTTTTTAAATTCATTTAAAACATTATCTCTAACTGATTTTTCAGCAATTTGGGCAGCTGTAAGATGTTCTAGAATAGTCATTTTATTATTAATGATATATTCTGGGTTAGTTGCTTTAGATGAATTATAGATTTCTAATAGAGTATAAAAAGCTGCTTGAACTTTATAATGTGGGAGTTTATGATTAAAAAACTCATTTAAATTATAATGTTTTTGAACTTCAGATATTAGATTATATTTTTGTTGTTTAATAATCCTTCTATTAAGATTTTTAGATGATTCAATTAGGGTTGAAATTATTAAATCAGCTCTGGCTTCTGTTAAGCTAGTTTTATTTAGTAATGTCTCATAGAGTTTATACTCTTTTCCTAACTCTGTTTTAACGAAATATTTTTTAAGTATTTCTTTAATTGGAGAATCTTTTCCCTCAAGGGTATCTGATGTTATTTGCCTTACTAGCAATTCAAATAGGATACCGGAGTTTTTATACTTCGAATGTTTAATCTTCATTCTATTGTAATGTTTAATTATAAATATATAAGAAATTGTTATCTATTTGTCTTTACGTATTTGCTTGTCATCTAATAGAGATGATTTATCATTATCCTTTTCAAAAATCATTTGTTTTTGGTTAGTTGGAATTTTATTTAACATCTCTTCTTGTGATTTTGACAAACTCTTTGCTTCTAGAGCTAATGGTGAGTTACCATTATATTTAGGTTTTATTGAATCTGATGAATCATTATCTTTTCTTATACCTGCTCTACCTAGTCTATCTTTTCCAAAAGCATTATCTTGTTTACCTATATTAGATGCTTTTTCTTTAGGTCTACCTAGAGTCTTTTTTTCATTATACCCATCAGGAACATTATCTGGATTAGATTCCATTCTACCTTTACCATATAATGAAGCTAAATCATGTGGTGTACCATAAGATTGACCTGTTGCAGCTGGATCATTTCCTTCATTTTCTATTTGAGTTACCCTAAATCCACGTTTAGCATCTTGTCTAACTAATTCTCTATACTCATCATATTCATCAGAACTGAAGTGGAATATATTTTCATATATCCAATCTGTTGGAATAATTTTACTATCAATCATAGTTTGTGCTAATGCCATTTTTTCAGTCATTAAAGCAATTCTTTCTTGATCATATATAATTGATGGAGTTGTTAATGATAGAGTAAAATTAGTTAAATTTTCATCTCTATATCCTTGGGCATATAAATGTATTAGTGCTATATTGCTAAGTTCAGAAACCATTATTCTTTGAATACGTTCAATTGTACGAGCAAATCTAATATCCTCAGCAGCTAATGTAGCTTTACCTTGTAAATCCTTCTCATATCCTAAAAAGGCTTTAGGTACCTTTAAAGCAGCAAATAATTTATCTCTTAAATACTCAACATCTTGAATACCATCATATTGTAAACCTCCTAAAGTATCAATTTTAGTTGAAGTATCATTTCCTCTAGTTGGAATATAAAAATCTTCAAGCATATTTTGCATATTATACTTTAAATTATATTCACCAGTATCTTGATCAATATGTGGTGTTCGTTTCATTTTAGATATTGTCTTCTGCATAAAGTTTTCTACTTCAGCAGGAGCAATGTTACCTACATTTACATAAAATACACGTTTTTCAGGAGCACGAACAATTCTATGAATTAACATAGCATCCTCCATTAATGTGTATTGTTTAAATAATTTACGAGCAGGCTCAATATATGATCTACCATAAGGAAGAAAATTAGTGTCTGTTAATAATCTAAAATGTGACATTTCATAATTATCAAAAAATATAGCATTTCCACTATCTCCTGTACCTGGTGTGTTGTAGTATCCATAACTAGCAGGTGATACTCCTTCAGGAGAAAATCTAAATCTAATTGAGGATGGATTATCTTTATCAAATCCTTCTTGTCTTTCAATGTGATAAGCAGTATAAGGTATAACATTATATACTCCAAATTTTTCAGCTATTTCTAATTTTAAAAAGAAATCACCATACTTACACATATTTCTAACCCAAGGCCATAAATTAAATTCTATATTTAAAACATCATAAAATAAATTATAAAGTATTTTTTGAATATCTTCATCACTACTTCTAATTTGTAGCACCTCACCCATATCATTTTTTAGAGTAGACTCATCAGCTATAATATCTAAAGCTGAGGCTATAATAGCATCTGTATCCATAGCATCATACTCAGAGTAGAGTTGAGGTCTTAATGTTTGGTAGTTAATTGAGTTTTGCTGACCATACATTGATGTTGCAGAGTTAGTATAAATTCTATTGAATCTATCTACTAAGGAGTTAGTTTGTATATCTCCAGATTGTTGGATTTTATTAATATCCATTACCCGTAGTTGGTTTCCACCAGCATTACGAATAACTACATCTGTTGAAAATAATCTTTTTAATCTTGGAAATAATCCTTTATCTGCCATTTTTTAAATTTTAATTAGAGAAGCCATCTAATATCATCTTCTCCTTTTGAGTATGGGTTATCCATTTTCCAGGGATTATCTACAGAATTAGCAGAATAACCACCTAGGTATTTTTGTTGTGATGTTGAGGTATTATTTAACATACTTTTAGTTAAATCTATACCATTTTTATTATATTTAAAAGCTGTATCTCTAACATATTGACCAATACTAAAAGATAAAACTAAATCATCATTATATCCTTGTTGAGCTTCAGCTTTACCATGTTTCCAAACAAATACTTTCATTTCTGAAATTAGTCTACTTGAACGAATAACTACTCCTTTATCAGCTATTGCTTCTTGGAATTTATTTATACAAATAGGTCTTGTTCTTGATGACATTGTAAAACCTGGTGTCATTTTTGATGTATCTATATACTCATTAAAATATGAGTCTGAAGTTACATTTCCACCTTTTGGTGAGTAGTATAAATTTTGATATCCTCTGTCTATAACAGTTTGTATTGTATTCCATCCTATACTAGCATTTTCAATAACTAATAAAGCATTATTATACTCTGTAGCTATACCAACTAATAAATGACCAAATTCTTTAGTATCAATTTTACCCATATATTCACCAACCTGGGTATTATTTTCTACATCTAATATATGAAATGCAGAAAAATCCTTTCCATCCCCTCTAGCAACATCAGCTACTATAGTATAAGTTCTAGAATAATCAGCAGGTTCCCATATCCATAAATTTCTATCAGCACCTCTTTTTTCTAATGGTTCTGAAACATAGGTTTGTTTATAAAATTCTACAAATTCATTATAAAATACTACATCACCAGATGTACTAAAATCACAATCACACTCTTGGGCTGCTAATCTAGGATCACCTAATAAAATATCTTGTCTATCTCTCCATTCTTGATCTCTTTCAGGATGGACATACCATGGAAGTTTTATAGGAAGAAAATCATTACCATTATCTATTCCACCTTCAGCTGATTCCCACATTTGATGAAACCAATTTCCAGTACCATAAGGTGTAGATAAAATAATAGCACCACCACCAGTAGCTAAGGTTTGTTGTGCTGAACCCCATGTTTCTTTAATGTTATCTATAAAAGCTGCCTCATCAATAATTAATAATGAAACTGCTTCTGAACGTGCAGCATCACTATTAGAAGATTTAGCTTGTATTTTTGATCCATTTTTAAGCCGTAATGATAATTTATTATTTTCTACAGATTCTACCTTTAACCATGAGGG